ATTGCGGGTTCTCCTTAATAATAAAAAATCGGCAAGGCTGTCGAGTAATATTTACAGCCATTGTAGAATACTTATGCGAAATAGGCCAAAAACGGTCTATTTTGGAAAAATGTAGATTTATAGAGGCGAAGCTTCTGGTTTAGGTGCTGCGTACATTTTCCTTACTAATTCGAGTTCGGCTCTTTTTTCTTGCTGACGAGCATCGCCTGCTTTCCTTAATCTATTCAACGCGCTTAATGTAAGACGACTTTTACGGGTATCTTTCAAATCAAGTACACTAGAATCGTGCCCGATGTCGTAACGATCATTGTTACGCATTTCTGCATCATCTTGACTAAAATATATAAACTCTTTCAATAACATACTGTTATTTACCAATTATGCCGGAGGAGCAGCACCACCGGATGGCGGAGGAGGAGCACCGCCTGAAGCCGGTTGTCCTCCTAATGGTGACCCTCCAGCTGCTTCGCTACCTATATTTTGTAATTCTTCAGTGCCTGCATCACTTTGTCCTAAACTTGCCATATCGCTACCTAATCCTGAAGTAGTAATACCTGCTGAACGCATTTCTCCTTGTGCATTTAATGGAGTTTCTGTATCTACGTTTTCTTCTCTCCACATCTGCTCGTTTTCTGCAATTTCTTCTGCAGTTAATCCTAAGAAACGTTTCAATGCAAAACGTTTACTCAAATATGGAATCTCCGATACACTACCAAATGTACTAACTCTAGCTTGATCCATTTCTGCTTGACGATGTGCAGCAAAGTTTTGCGGAGGATTAAACTTAACATCGAATAAGTTAGGATCGATATTAATACCTTTGCTATATAGATAGAATTTAAATTCAGTATCAAACTGTTCGTTAATCAAACTCTGTAAACGTTCGCAATAGTTGTTAAAACGCAACTCTTGAATATATGCAGTACCGACTCTCCCATCGTTAAACGGGGTTTGATCATCGGCTGCGCCGGTTGGTAAGTAACTGCTAGGTATGCGTAATGCACGCATTAACTTCTGTGTAAAGAATAACAAGTCACTAATTTCACCTAAATTAGTACCGCCCGGTAATGTTTCTACTTTGCTGCCACGTCCTTCAGCAGTTTGTGGGAAGAAATAGTCTTCGTTAATGCTTAAAGGGTTATAGCTAGCATCGATAATGCTCTGCCCGCCTCCTGATACACTAGGAATTCTACGTTGATTTACTTCATTTTTAACACGTTCAACAAAGCTCATAGCCAAATGACTAGGCATATTACCTACGTCGATATAAAATACACGACGTTCTGGTGCACGCTGTACGCGATAGATAATAATTGCGTCTTCTAATAACTCTTTTTGCTTATAAACTTTAAAAATTGTTTCCATTAAACTATTGCCAAATGGAAAATTATTATCTAATCCTTCACTTAAGCTAAGATGTATTAGATGTTTAGCATCAATAGCCCATTGATTTTGGTTTTGAGTGAATCGACTTCCGGTAGCTTGAGGATATGCCCCGACCATACCTCGTTGTTGTGCGCCGCCTGTTACATAAGCAGTACCGCCCGGAGTACTATTTTGATTAGTTGGGTTGATCTGTGTTACTGTTAAATTTTGAAAATTGATATTCATATCACGAATAACATATTGTTCGGGTTCTTTACCTTCACTTTCGTTAACAATAATCTTATCAATCTTACTAGGATCTATATAAAACCAAGCTAAAGTTTCAGGATCTCTAATGAAAAAGCAATCACCATACTTAAAAGTATTGCGAATAATCTTAAAAATACGTGTTCCGAACTTGTTTAACTTAGTCCATTGCTGCATGTATTTCTTAATAATCTTAATTTCAGTAGAAGTAGCTTGTTCTTTGAAGAATGTTTGGAATGGTGTACCATTTTCATCGTTCATTTGAGTGCAGAATTCAGCTAAAATGTCAAATGCAGCATTAACTTCCGGATCCATATCCATAGTATCATACTGGCTATAACGCTCTAAACGGTTAGGATGCCCGCTATAAACATCCGGAAGATATGATGAATAGTTAGTACGTGTAGGATTTGCACGGCCGCTTTGACTTAACGGGCTCATTGCCCCGGAAGATACAGGTGAAAAAAAGCGTTTCCATGTCATATTAATTGGCCCAATTGTTGTTATTCAGTCGTTTAACTGCATCACCGGTGCGTTTGCTGTGTCCTGCTATTTCATTTAACACTTCAAGCATACCATTTGATGTGTTATTTAACTCTTTTACGGCATTGTAGAGCGAATTCTGTGAGACATCAATACCTGCGGTAGCTGTTGCAGGTGTAGCAGTTGCTGATCCTCCGCCAGTAACCTTGCTAACAAGGCCGAATATACCTGCAGATATGCTAGCACCTATACCAGGAGTATTATCTTTTATAGATTTCATAGCACCGGCAACACGCTCTAATTTACTAGGATCTACGGCGGCCATCTTTTCTAAACCATTGGCCATTAAGTTTACTGCTAGTACAGCAGGCATCCCTGCAATACCGAATGGTATAAATGCCATTAGTCCCAGGCCGAGAACACCTAATCCTGCGCCGGTTTTCTTGAGATTATCGCCATTAATGTTAGCAAACTTGCTTAATCCTTCAGCTAAAGTAGGTAAAGCTTTGCCCATTAACCACGAAGCTGCTGCAATTCCAGCACCGATTCCTGTAATAATGATTGCGATTGAGCCAGCTAAAATTGTAGCGCCTAGTAAAATCTGCGGATTAGCAAAAGATTTAAGTCCTCCTGCTAAACTTTGTAAAACACCGCCAGTTCCCGGACCTGCTTTTTCAACCTCACCTAATACTCCGCCCGGTCCTCCTCCAGCACCTTTTGCCATGTTACTTGCTATGCCGCCGGCAACACTTTTTACGCCGACCATAGCTTTATAACCTCTAATTGCCAAATAGGCTGCTGCTAAACCTTCTACAGTTAACTGAAGCCAATGAGGAAGCTTGTTAAACCCGCTTATTAATGCATTAATAGCACCTGCTCCGTATTTTATTATCGGATTTAAGAAAGTATTAAGATTTGCAGCAAGGTCTTGCATAGCTTTGCTCGACTCTGCAGCATCTGCAGCTTGTGATTCTGCTCGTTTAGCTTGTTCATCAGAAACGTCAGTTACTTGTTTTAATGATTTAGCAGTAGTTTCAGCACCTTGCGCTACTGCTCTATTAGCGGTTTGATATATCGAAGCAGCAGTACTTGCCATAGTTCCGCCTCTCATTATCATAGCATCGCCTGCAGTACCTAGATTTTTTTTATCTTTAATGGCTGCTTCGTTGTACGCTGCTGCGCCATTTTTCATATCTTTAACGCTTTTTGTACTATCAGTAATTGCTTTAGCCTGTTCCATTGTAACATCATTCATGTTACCTGCTACTGCGGTATATTCTTGTGCAGCTTTAGTCATAGGCGGAAAGCCTAGTAATGCGCTTTGCAATGCTTCTTCCGCACCTTTTCCGCCTCTTGCAAATGCTTCAGCTCTAGCAATTTCATATTTCTTGCGTTCTTCTACGCTCATAGTTTGCAGTTTTGCTTGTACAGCTTGATTAGCTGCTGCTTCTTTAGCTGCTGCTTCTTGTTCTTTTCTAGATTTACCTGTAATTGTAGATAAAGCATCTAATTCTGTTAGGTATTCTTTAGTTGAATTAGAAATTTCCTTAGTATTAGCCATTTCTTCTCGAGTTCTACCGCCGGTATTCGCTATATAGTCGACCATTTGTTGATTTAATTCGTCAGTAGTATAGCCTAGCCCTAATAAACTTTTTCCTGTCGTACCGTTAATCAATTCGTGAGATAATTTTGTAAATGCTCTAACACCACCATCAACACTATTACCCATTCTAGCAAAAGAACCAGAATTTTCTGTTACAAGTCGTCCGAATTGTTCTAAAGATAGATAAGATTCAGCAGAAGCCATTTTCATATCTGTCAAACTACCTGCAAAATTAGCACCTGCTCCGGAAATCTGCTGGTATGTTACTAGATACTGCTCTTGAATAGCTAGCAGTTTGGCAGATACAGTGGCTAATACACCGAATGTATTGTTAAGAGTGCCGAATGCCTCGAATAATTGGCTAGCTTTTGCGGTGCCTGCAGTGAACTCTTTTGTGTAACTATCAAAAGCGTTAATGAAACCTTTGCGTGATCTTGATATATCTTCGGTAGTTCGTTTAAATTCAGTACCGGTTTTTTCAGCTTCTTCACCTAAATCTTCTAATTGTTCTTCAACTTCTTCAGTATTAAGATTAACTTTTTCGGCAATTTTTTTAAGTGTAGATGCATCTCCCGCATTTTTAGCTAAAAAGGCCTGTAATAAAGCCTTTAATGTAGCTTCTGTAGCTGCATTTTCTAAAACAACATGTTGATCGCCAATAGAACCGGTTACATTTGCCATCGTAAGGCCTCAGTTATCTGTGCATATAAATAATATGCACGCTATTAATTATTTATCGGAGTTAAAAATATGCAGATTCCTCCACAAAAAACTAATCCATTATTAGGATTAATGAGACAACCTAAGATTTATATTACTTTACCTAGTCAAGGAAAGTATTGGCCCGACGGGTCTTTGCAACGTACCCCTACAAACGAATATCCTGTATATTCTATGACTGCTAGAGATGAGTTGATTTTAAAAACTCCAGATGCATTACTTAATGGGCAAGCAGTTGCTGATGTGATTCAAAGCTGTGTTCCTAACATACTCGATGGGTGGCAATGTCCTCAGACAGACATTGATGCTATATTAATTGCAATCAGGCTAGCAACTTATGGCGAATTTATGGATACAACTGTTACAGTTAAAGGCGTAGATGCTACATACGGTATAGATCTTAAAGATATTCTTGCACAATTAGTGTCTGCGCCTGCATGGGACGAAAGAATCGAAATAGCTTCTAATCTCGTTATATATGTAAGACCTTTAAATTATAGAGAACTATCAAAAGCTAGTGCAGAATCCTTTGAAACTCAACGAATAATTAATTTAGTTAACGATAAAGCTATAGATGAAGATAAAAAATTAGAATTATTTGCGGACAGTTTCAATAAATTAACAAAAATGACTTTAGATCTAGTATCAAATACTATATATCGTATTGATACTACTGCAGGTTCTGTAACAGAACGTGAATTTATTTCAGAATTTATGCAAAATTGCGATAAAAATATCTTCAATGCTGTGAAAAATCATCTAGATAAGCTTAAAGATGATATTGCGATTAAGCCATTACGTGTTAAAGCCACTGATGAAATGGTTGCTGCTGGCTCTGCAGAGGAAGTTGAAGTTCCATTAACATTCGATCCTTCAACTTTTTTCGGATAAGGCTTTTGTCTCTTGATCTAGAAGAGATAAACCAACTGGTTCTAGATATGGAAAATGATTCAAAAGCCCTTAAAGATGAACTATATAAGATATGTTGGTTTATGAGAGGAGGTGTTACTATTTCCGAAGCTTATAATATGGATATAGATGATCGAAAAATTATCGGTAACATTATAGAATCTAATCTAGAAACGACTCAAAAAAGCGGGATGCCGTTCTTTTAACGAGCCGCTAGTTGTTTAGCTAATCTAATTATGTCTTCTACCGATTCGGCAGTAGGTTGTGTTCCAGAAGCTGCCGGTGCTGTCCATACTCCTGTGTTTTTATTCGGCAAATATCCTGCTCTAGTAGCAGCAGTTTCTTTTTGAGTAAACCAATCAAGGTTTTGTTGAGTTTTAGTTTTTTCTGCATTCCATTTTGCAGCGCCTGCAGCAGTGACTGGTACATTGTGTGTGCTATCAAAATCTTGTCCTACTAAATTCGGAAATGGGCTACGTCCTGCTGGACCAGATGTACCGGCAGTTCTAGTATTAGTTGAAGCACCTCCGGCGCTTGCAGCACCTGCAGCACCAGATCCTCTTCCGCCACTACCTATTCCTGCTGTACCAGCTGCGCCTCTAGTACCACTAGCACTAGGTGCAGTACCTCCAGGAGTTGCTGATCCTTTCGGTGTATTAAGCGCTGAACGTATTTGACCAGGACTCATTCCACCTGCTTGAGCAACATTTCTAGTTGCAGCAGCACTCGCAGCACTTTGTCCTCGATTAAATGCTAATTTAGCACCTTGAGCAGCACCTTGAACTCCTCCGACTGCTTTTCCAAGACCGGTAGCAATTTTGCCAACAGCTTTAGACATAATCCCACTTTTTGGCATATTAAGTCCTGCTGCAGAATTTGCTGCTGTAGTTGTAGCAGGCTGAGTTGTTTGACCAGGCGGCGGTGGGGTTGTTCCCGCAGGCCCTGTAATTCCTGTTGGCGTATTCGGAGTTGTTGTTGCCCCAGTAGGACCTGCTTGAGTTGTTTGACCAGGTGGTGGAGTTGCCCCAGTAGGACCTGCTTGAGTTGTTTGACCAGGTGGTGGAGTTGCCCCAGTAGGACCTGCTTGAGTTGTTTGACCAGGTGGTGGAGTTTGATTAATCTTTACAGCATTAGGATTTTGAGGTTTAAACCAGTTAGCCGGATTAATTCCGTTAGGATTCTGAGTATTAGGCACTTGATACTGCATATTACTTTGATTGCCTGATGGATTTGTAGAACTTCCTCCAAGGAATTCTCCGGAACGAGGATCATTTGCTTTATTTGCAGGTACTATTGCTCCACCTGTTATTTTTCTTCCACCTGCAGGTACTAGCGCATTATCTGCTTCTCTTAAAGTTCTTAACTCATTTTTCGATAATACATCAGTTAATCTCATTTATTTTTCCACACTATAATTTATTTATGCGAAAGGTGAGCAAGAGCTCACCTGCTTCTTCGCTTATCAGCTCGAAGCATTTTCTTTTTTTTAATGATTATCTAGATAAAGCAGCCATGCTTTGCCCGTTGCCGGGCAAAAAACTGTAGATTATCTGAGTATCACAGCCACTAGCGTTACTGCATTACAGAGGCGGTCATCCGGTACCTCGAGCAGCGTCTTTATATGACGGCGGCTATTACACAAACGCTAGTCTTATGTAACAACGTAGGGTTTTTCTCCCTTCTTTGTGCCTGAATTCTTTTCTTAAGCAACTAAACCGCAGCAATTCGCGATCCTCGTCCTGTTAAGGATAGTAGTTGAGTCCTCTGTGCAGCGCAGAGTCTTCCGTCCCCATCACTTTCGTGTGGTTATCATGGGCATCCGATATCAGCCGATGCTAGCCTTACTGCTTATTTTGCCTTATTTTTTGAGTATATGTGAGCCGTGGACTCTAACACGTATATGACCATTGTAATATTCAGTGGATTCTAACACGCGCCGGTCAAATTGTTCTTTTGCTTCTAAGTATGAAGTTTGTGCCTTGCTATTACAATAATGTAATATTTCTCTTTGAAAGTTTTCTTTGCCTAATTTTTCTATATCTCGATTAAGTTCATCACTGGAACCGTAATATGTTTGCCAATCTGATTCTATTGTGCCTTTGATTTTTTTACGTTTCTTTTTGCCGTTTTTAAGTTTAACTGTTTTATATTTTGTTTTTGAAAATTTTGCCAGTTTTTTGCCAATATACATACGTCCTGAGATAGTGTTAGTAATAAGATATATAAAACCAACACAGGTCTCAGGAAGTTCAGTAACTATTTGTCCTTGATAGAACCAAGTCATCAATCTAAAAATACTGATTTAAACTGCTGCATTACATTATTAGGATTAAATTTTTCGACAATTTTATGATAATCGCCATTAAACGATTTAATATTATCTAATTTATTCTCTAAATCAGCGGTGCTATTATACAATAATCCGGTATCTTTTAGAAGATCGATATGATGCTGATCGACTCCTCCGTTCCATGATAGTACTGGCTTATTATGAAATAGAAATTCGCAGATAGCCATTCCGAAACTTTCTCCTTGCCATCTAGAGTGTATCATTGCATCACATGTGTTTATAAAATTAGATTTTATTTGTTCATCTGCAATCCCATTTACATAAATGATATTAGGATGTTCGTAAAACTTTTTAGTATTGACTAATAGGAAAACAATATCATTCCGTTTGTTTACAATATTAACAATAGCTTGACATGCCCATTCCATTCCGTCGACAAAAATATTCCAACTTCCTAATCTACCGATAATGATTTTATCTTTAGGAATACCGAAAAATTCTCTCATATCTTGATTAGGCTTCGGCATCTGCACTATATATGGAACCCAAGGTGCAACACCGCCGGTTACTTTTTTAGATAACCATTCCGAAATATATGCATATCGATCACCATGTGGGGTGTTAAGTTGAAAAACAGCATGAATAGCAGTTCTAGCAGTATTCGGTAATGGTTCTGGCTCGCCACTTCTTTGAAAATATGCAACATCGACATCTTTACAGACATCATTATAGTTTCCATCAGTGGTGCTTCTAACTTCACATATATCAGTCCATTTTTTTAGCACATCTTTATCAAGGTTACCATTGATCATTTCTCCCTTAAAATCATGATTATAGCAAATAATGCTCTCATTACCTAATACTTCTTGATTATATCTTGCATAGTTCATTACAGAAACGGTCGTTCCTAAATAACAAGGAGTATGGGTGTGAAATAGTACTTTCATTAATTAATTTACTTTATTAATTTTACGTGCATTCTTTTCGGCAGTAATTTCATTACGTCGAGCTTTTACTAGTTTGCCAAGTTCGGCTAACGCCTTACGTGCACGGGTTCCTGCCGCTGAATTTCCATTTATAAACTTACTATTTTCATCTACATATGTCTTAAGTGTTGTTACCATCTGTTCCGTCGTATTGACTGTTGATTCGTTTAAGTCGCTCATTTTTCCTCATCTCCTTTTGTATTTTATTTTCTATCACACTTTTTCTTTTTTCTTCTAATAAAGTACGACTAAGTTCTACGTTGTTAACTTTCATTTCACGAGTGAGCCTTTTTAGCTCTCTCATCGTTTTTGCAACTAATCGCAACGTATAAGTATTCGGCTTCCTTATAAAATAAATGTGATTATTATGATACTCTGCGAGTAATTCCATAAATTTTTCATGTAATTCTATATACTTGTTTATCATAATAGTCCTACTGGCTCGGTTGAATTTGAATAAGAAGTAAATCCATTTTCTTTAACTACCCTTAAGATACTGTCAACTCTACTAACCAGTTCATCTTTATGAGAAATCAAGTAAATGTTTTTACCACCTTCTCTAGCCATTTGTTTTAACAGTCTTAGTCCTGCTTCAACACCGGCAGAGTCCATTCCCGAATCCATTAACTCGTCGACAAATAACAAGTTAACGCTTTGGTATAGACTTTCCCAAACATCTCTAAAAGCAAAACTCATACTTAAAATAAGTCTATTACGTTCGCCTCTAGATAAATTGTCGAAGTCTAGGTCTTTACCAAAATCTGTAATCTCTACTTCTAAATCATTTTTAAATTTAACTAAATGCGGAAGTTTCAATCTATCCAAATAATAGCTAAGTCTATGATTAAGATGTGCAAGATTTTGATCGATAATCTTTTTACGGATAAAACTATCCTTGTTAGTTAATAGTTTAAGTAAAAAGTCTTGATGCTCTTTTAATTTCGTTAATTCATTGATCTTATCCCAAGAAATAGACTGTAAGGCAGTTTTTTCTAGCTCTTCAATTTGATCTGTATATGGATTTACCTGATTACTACAATCAATTAATGCTTTCTCTAAATTCATTAATTGATTTTGATGTCCTAACGCTTCTGCCTCAGTAGAATAAAAGGTCTTAGGACATACTCCGATATCACCGATTGCATTAATTTGCAAAGTTAATTCATCGATATTGCTCTTTACAGTATTATAATAATCAACAGCATCAGATAAATTTTTCTCTGTATTGGCAATTAAAGTGACATGTGTATCATTATGCAAATCTTGATCACATTGAGGGCACTTATTGTCTGCTAATTTTTCTAATTCATTAGTATATCTTTTGACATTTCTATCAGCTTGTATCAATGACGAATCCGAACCAGCTTTTTGCTTCTTCAAATTCTGTAACTGAGTATTATTATCTTTCCATACTTTTAAATCGTTATGTAATTGGAGTTCCGCAGAAATATCCAAACTTTCTAATTCGGCAATCGCTGCAGCATAATCTTCAAGATCCTTTTCTTGCTTTTTGTTCCATAAGTCACGCTTTGCAATTAATGAATTGATACTGCGTTGTATACCCTCATTAGCATTTTTAACACTATCAATTTTTATTTGTTCAGTAGTGATAGCATCTTTAGTTTCCTTAATTAACAATCTCAATGATTCGGCTTTAGTACTTAACATTGTACTACCGATAAGCTCTTCGATAACTTCGCGCTGATCAGCAGCTTTTAAACTAAGGAATGGCTCGGTGTAGGTATTGAGAGCAACAATATGTTTAAACATAGTATGACTCATACCGACTAGATTTTCTATATATTTTTGAGTTTCTCTACTATCGCCTTGAGATTCTTCATTATCTCGGCCAACATGTTCTTTATCGTTAATATAAAGTTTAAGAAATGTTGGCTTTCGGCCACGTTCGATCCTATATTGAACACCGTTGATTTTAAATGATCCAGTAGCTAACAAATTCTTGCCGTTAGTTTTGTTAATTAAGTTTTCTTTCTTAATTCGAGATAATGCCTCTCCGAAAAAAAGATAACTCAATCCATTAATCATAGTAGTCTTGCCTGTTCCATTTCGACTACCTGTATCTTCACCTCCGAGGTCAAGATTTGTTCCTAATACTAAGGTTAAACAGTCGCTTTTAAAATTTATAGATTGTGTTTGATTACCGACACTCATAAAATTCTTGAGTGTCATACTTTCGAGTTCAATGTTTGTCATAGACGTTGCCAAATATCCAATAATGTTGCCGAACTAAACTGTTCGCTTGAAATGTTAAGTAATTCTTGTGTTACAATTTGATCTACACTTTGTATTGTAGCTTCAGTTGGTGTTTCTTCAACTCCTTCTAAGCTAATACGATCTCTAACCATACTAAATTCTCTCACATTTTCATCAGCCATAAAACTCTCTTTTAGAAAGATAGCTTCTTCGTAATTTAATTCTACATCAGCTGTAACTTTGAGATACATCTTAGATTTTAAAATGTTATCTTTATCTTCTATCAGTTGACTGAGTTTGATCGAACGATATTTAGGAGCATCGGTCCAAGCGTGGAATTCAGGAGTTCTACCCCATTCCATAATCATCATTCCTCTTTCATCGTCCCACGAATCGGCAAAATCATGTGGAAACGCATTACCGATATACCAAATCTTTCCTTGATTTTGACGTTTATGGAAATGTCCACTAAACACTAGTTCCTGATTACGGAAATGAGTAGGCTGCAATAATCCGTGGTCTGGAGCTGCAACCATAGCATTCATCATAAATGTAGGCAATTCGAGATGGCCGAAAACATACCTACTTTTAGATTTTGAAATAGATTTCCACTCTTCTTTAACTAGCCATGGAACTAAAGTGACATCATCGATAGTAGTAACAGTATCGATAACAGTCACTCCAGGAATATGACGTCCGAAGGAAGAACTATGTACATCACGTTTATCTCTAAAAAATAAATCATGGTTGCCGGGAAACCAAATAAATTGGTCAAAAGCTTTTCCGAGTTTTTCTAAAAGACGTACACTAGTATCTAAAGTGATTAGATTGATTGAATTTCTCTGATGATGCCAGTCACCTAAAAAGATGCCAGTATCGCAACCGGCATCTTTGGCCTTTTCAATAAACCAATCTACAAATTCTTCGCAATCTTGCAGGTGTAATTGACTATTACCCTTGAGACCGACGTGTAGATCTGTAAAGGCTGCTACTTTTTTAAATAGTGACATTATTATACTCCATGTTTTATTTTAACAGGATTGCAAATAATAATCAATCTTCATCCTCATCTGATGCAAAATCACTTTCTTGACTTTTTGGCATACGGATGTTTTTGTAAATTTCGGCCTGTTTTGCAACCTCATCAGCGAATTCTTCTTTGGTTTGTCTAGTGAGACTAGGCGTTAATCCGTTGACTTCGAGTAAATCATCTCGAATATTTTGACTTTTCTTTTCTAAATTAAGTACGCGAGTAAATGAATTAGTTACTGCAGCAGTATAATAAGCGAATGGATTTTCGCTTTTTGATTCATCAAATTGTAATCCAATTTGGCTTAACTGTAAGATAGCTTGCCCACGCATCTCATCAACATAAGTATAGCCTCTCCAATTACTACGTTGTGCATAACGCTCGCTTAATTTGATATACATTCTGCCTAGATTTTCTGTAACTCTGCCATGATCTTTACTAAACTTTCCGGAATCTATAGAGCCTTTCCAATGGCTTTTACCAACACAAATTAATTCTTCATTCTCATCAAATTTCCAATGCTGGAAAGGTGGAAAATTTACTTTTTCGTGACGATCCGCAGTAGTCTTTGCTGTTTTTTTACGACTAGGTGATAACGGAATATGATCATATGTCATAATTCGTATAATAACATCTTTTTTATCTATAGTTTTATAATCGGGAGTACACTCAATCAATTTTATCTTTTTATCACCGTTTAATCTAGCTTGATTAAATGTTTCTATGCCGATTCTTTTTGCTCTATTTCGTTTAGCTTCTGCTATAGTTCTTATATTGATTTTATCTAAACCAGTTAAAATAACGTCATGTTGATTATATTCGGGCTTTGTAAAACTTGAAAAACTGCATTTGCTTTTATGTATTTCTGCTAATAAATCTCTATTATTTAAATATTTTACTTTTCTTCCTGTAGGACTTGTTGTTATGGTCATTATTATATTTTTCCTTCCTTAGGGTTATTGTAGCAAAAAAACAACAAAATGTCAACCAATTAAATACCAATATTATTTATAGGGTAAATAGCAGATAACGAGATTAACTATGGCCATTACAGGATTTCCAACATCTTCTCAAACAGATTCGTCTGGATTAGTAACAACTACTAATGCAGATGGAACGATACAAACATCGCAAGCATCGTCAGGATCTATCGCATCCGAAGCTATTACAAATCCCAGTGTGTCGGATGCTGAAAGTTTAAAAAAAATATCGAATCCTACTAATATAGTCAATCTTTCGCAACAATTATCAGCAAATGTCGCAGGATTAGCAGAATCATTAACAGCATCTCTTAAACCTAGTGCGACTCCGACTACTCCGCCTAGAGCCGTAGCAAAATTTGGTCATATAGATCAAAGAGTTAGATTAATAGTTCCGGACTCCTATTTAATTAATCAAGCAGCAGGTCCTAATGGTGAACTTAAACGAAATGGAGGAATAATTTTTCCTTATACTCCGTCGATTACATTAGATCATAGCGCTAATTATGAACCATTTAATGCTGTTCATTCTAACTATACTCAAAATTTTTATAAAAGTAGTGCAGTAAGTGATATTAAAATTACCGGTAAATTTTCAGCTCAAAATGATATCGAATCTCAAATTTTATTAGGAGTAATACATTTATTAAGAGCTCTTACTAAGATGAAATTTGGTGATGATCCTAATGCAGGAGCGCCGCCGCCGGTCTGTAGATTAATGGCCTATGGTCCTTATATGTTAGATATGGTTCCTGTTGTTATTAAAGGATTTAATTTTGATCTGCCGGAAGGTATAGATTACTTTACAGCCGGCGCCGATCAGAATAATTTTTTATATGGATCTTCTTCTGTGCCGGTATTTACAACAATTAATTTGACATTATCTCCGGTTTATAGCAGACGAGAAATGTTAAATGGTACAGTTTCTGGATGGTTGACCGGTAATCAACGTGCTCAAGGATACTTATAATGTCCGCAACTTATTCTAAAAATAGCCCTTATTATACCACAGTAGTCTCTAATGGATACTTGGATATTATCAATTTTCGTAATATTCCTAATGTAACTAACGATGTACAGTTTGTTGTTACTAGTCAATATGCTAATCGACCGGATTTGCTAGCATATGATCTATACGGAGATCCTTCATTGTGGTGGGTATTCGCTGTAAGAAACAAGGATATAATTAAAGATCCTATCTATGATTTATATGCCGGCCAGGCAATATACCTTCCCCAGCTGCAAACTTTAAAAACATTATTAGGTATATAAAATGCCAGCTCTCGTAATTGCACCGAAACAACAATCATTTTCCGGGGATTCTAAAACAGAAAATAAAACCCCGTCTAAAAGCAGTACTGAACAAAATAAGATACCTATAGCAGGAAAAACTTTAGGATCTAATATTTTAAACAATTATAAATCTTATACTTACAATTTCACTTTAGCATCTCTTAAAGGTAATGCATTGGTTAATCCATTCAATCTTGACGATAATCAAGACTATTGGATTATTGCTAGATCAGGAGGTAAAGGAACAACAGGTTTACAAAATCCAATTCAGCGTACTGCTCCTGCCTCGCAGTTATATACTAATCCTAATTCCACTCAAGCTAAACATAATCAAAATGTAATTGCAGAAATTAACAGATTAAATGAATCGTTTTCCTCTCTCTTACAAAATTTTAATACACAAAGCCCAGGGCAATTTGATTTTTATATCGATCAAGTAGAAATAGAAAATATTGTCGGCGGTGATAAAAAAACTAGCATGTCTCCTGCTACTAATATTAAATTTCAAATCACTGAACCATATAGTATGAGTGGTTTTATAGAAGCATTGCATGTTTCTGCAATTGCTTCCGGGCATGATAGTTATATTAATTGTCCATATATGCTTAAAATGCAATTTATAGGATACCCAGATGGACCTGATTTATCAGATCCTGAGATTATCGATAAATCTACAAGATACTTTCCTATGAAATTTACTTCAATTGATATTGAAGTAAAAGAAAGCGGAACGGTTTATAATTGCAGTGCAGTTCCTTGGAATGAACAAGCATTAGGCGAGGTTCAAAATCTTAAAGATACTGTACAGATTAAAGGTAGTGTTATTAAAGATATATTAACCAGCTTTATGGATGGTATTAATACAGGAAAGCTAAAAGAAGCACAAGCGCTTAGTAATTCTCAAGGTAATGTTAGTCATGATATATTTGAAATCGTATTCCCTACCCCAACAGATACCGGATTAGATTATACAAAAGATAATGAGATTGCTGGTAAGAAATTAGTCGAACTTTATAAATCTAACACTGCTTATGAATTTATAGACCAATCAAAAGTCACAGATAATAACAATACAGATACAATCCCTTACGATCCTGTTAATCCTATAGCACAATTTGCAAAAGGACAAGATGTCGTAGATTGTATTTCTTCGGTGATACGAGATAGCGAATATGTAAAAAATATAGCAGAAACTTTTAAAATTGATGAAAACGGTATGGTTGATTATTTTATGGTCAATGTTGAAACAGAACATTTAGGTATTGACAATCCTAAAACAAACCTACCTCTTTTTAAATATAGATATGTTGTTGTACCATATAAAATACATTATTCTAGGTTTCCTCCTAAAGTTCCTGCTACAGCAGATACTTCAAAGTTAAAAGAAAGTATTCATCGAGAATACAATTATATATATTCTGGTAAAAATGTAGACATTACAGGATTTAGATTGCAATTTAATACTTTATTTTTTAGTGCAATACCTAAAGCATTAGGCAATAAGGTAGGAGTTCCGTCTAATGGAGGATTAACAGAACAGTCGGGATCTAGTAAAACAGCATTACCTGATTCTAAACTTGCCGATCGAGAAAAAAGTTGGTTAGGAAAACCTCCTATAAAAGTAGCAACAGACAATACAATGGTTGTAGTATCAGGTGTGCCTAATACTGCATTGCCCACTACTGATCCATATGCAGACCTAGCTAAGTCTATGCATAAAGCAATTTTAGAAAATGTCGATCAATGCACTGCAGAATTAAACATCATAGGAGATCCATATTATCTAGTAACAGATAATATCGGAAATCAACGTCATACTAAGAATCCAGATGGGACTGTAGGACAAGACGAAGCGCCATTTATCCACGGCGATGTTCATATTGTTATAAATTTTAAAAATCCTTTAGATATTGACCCGACTACCGGTGAAGCTATTTTTCAATCAGTAGCTGATTCAAAAACAGGTAAGTCGGTATATACTGCTAAGTATAGCGGAGTATTTAGAGTAACTCAAATAGTTAATTATTTTAAAGACGGAAAGTTTACACAAAAATTAGATTTAATTAGATTAACTGCACAAGTGGAAGATACCGATGTACCTCCGCCAACTAAACTCCCATTACCGGTAATAGAATACCCTGATCCGGTGAGAGAAAATATTAATCCACCTCCTGATACTCCGTCCACAGTTAGAGCCACTGAAGATACCTTGGCTGCGGAAATTGCATCATCTCTATCACTTAATGGGTTACCTGGAGATTTATCTAACCTTCTTCCGGGTAATTTACAAAGCATTTCAGGTTCTCCAACTGGAGGATTATCGATAGGATCATTTATTAATTCATTATCTTCCGGCGCATCAGGAATTAATGGGTCTTTAATTAATCGTCTATCCGGATCTTCGGCTTTAGGATTACTAAATGTTGCTTCTGCTATTAGATTAACTAACTCAGGTTTGACGAATTTTTCAACAAATATTAATAGTGCAGGCGGGTCGGTAAATCAATTAAGTAATGTAGCCAATTCGATAGGATTTAATAATGTTTCACCTAATACAATTGCTCAAAATGCTATAGCTTCGGGTGCAAATTCTTCCAATCTTTCTAGTAGTGCATTAAGTCAAGTGAATAATTTAGGTAATAATGCTGCAGGATTAGTCTCTAGTAATTCTGCACAATTATCTAATATAAACGGTAATGTAAATTCTCTAGAATCTACTTTAGGTATTAATCCTAATAGATTAGCAGGTTTAAGTGGCGGATTGAGATCTAAAATCTATAATACAATTATTCAAGCGGCACAAAATGTTCCTAAGAATGTTGATATTAATGCCGCAGTAAGTAATGGGTTATTGATTAATAATATACCGGTACAAGGACTTAAAAATATTCCCTCAACCCAACCGACAATTAGTGCGCCTGATGCTGATATAAACATTAGTGATGTAAGATATATCTTAAAAAATGGTGGAACTTTATCAGATATTCCAGGAGCTGCTAGTATACCGAATATCAATAAATTAATTTCGAATAATAAAGCTTCGGTAGTTGCTGGATCGGCACTTTCTCCTATAGCAGTTTCAGGTAAGGTCAGTACACTTCAATCAGGTTTTTCACAATTAACAGGAAATTCCCCTAGTGTAGAGGCTGTAGTAAATACTATAAATTCAGTGGTTCCAACAGGACTTCCTAATGTATCAAATGTATCTCCGTCTGTAGTAAGCAAATACGGATCGAAGAGTGCATCTGCAGCATCTAGTCCTTTAATAAATTTAATAAATGGGTCAAATAAAAAATGAGTGCAGTTGATAAACGAATAACATCGGTATTTACAAAAAAGATGCCGAGTCCTGGACCATATAAAGCCAGGGTAACAAATCATCTCGACCCGACTAGAATGGGAGCATTTGAAGTTTCTATTCAAAGAGGTACAACAGACGATCCTAATGCAGAACAGTTAACAGGTCGTGCATATTATCTTCCTCCATTTTGGGGAACGATGAATCAATTATTTGAAGGAACTGATCCTAAAAAATATGAAGATGTACAACATAGTTATGGCATGTGGATGGTTCCTCCTGATATAGGTGCATGGGTATTGGTAATTTTTATCGACGGCGATCCTAATCAAGGTTACATTTTAGGGTGTTGTCCGGATACTTACCAAAATCATAGCGTTCCCGGAATTGCAGCGAGCGATAAAGTTTTTATAAGTCCCGAACAGCAATTAAAATATCAAACATCAAGATTGCCAGTGGGTGAATTTATGATGAGAACAGTTAAGGATCACCCGATGCCCAGTTCTCAATATCGCCCAATTCATCCATTCGCTGATCGATTATTAGCACAAGGACTATTAATCGATAATATTAGAGGTATTACATCTAGTTCTGCTAGACGAGAAATGCCAAGCACAGTTTATGGTATCAGTACTCCGGGTCCTTTAGATTTAACTGGAAGAAAAGCAGCAGTAGGATATGATAAAAAAACATTAGTGCCTATTAAGCGATTAGGAGGCACACAATTTGTCATGGATGATGGCAGGGTCGATCCAAAAACTGGAAAAATTGTAGACGAATTAGTACGTATACGTACTAGAACCGGTCATCAAATTTTAATGCATAACAGCAGTGATTTGATTTATATTGCTAATAGCCAAGGAACTGCTTGGATTGAATTAACGTCAAATGGTAAAATAGATGTATATGCTGCTGATAGTGTTAGTATACACTCTGAAGCAGATTTTAATTTCAGAGCTGATCGAGATATTAACATCGAAGCCGGCAGAAATATTAATGTTCGTGCATTGGGAAATATGGAACAGAATATTGCCGGGTATTATAATTTAATCGTAGATGATTATGCAAAGATATCTATTGCTAAAAATAAAGACGAAACAATAGGAAAAGATTTAAAGGTCAGTGTAGGGAATAATTTAAACATATTGGTAGATCAAGGTTTATTAGCAACTACAGGAGCAGGAATCGATATTTCGGCAGAGGGTGATGTAAAATTAAGTACTGCAGGTACACATCATTTCGGAGCAAGCGGAAATATAATTGCAACTGGCGCAAAGATACATTTAAATGGACCATCGGCAGCAGCCGCTGCAAGTGCAGAATTAGCCAGTTTACCTCCTCAGTTGCCTACATATAGCTTACCTAATAGAAAAGCAGAGAACGGATGGGCACACGGAACATTTTATAAAGCTAATCCTATTAGTAGTATTATGCAGCGCGTTCCGACACACGAACCGTGGGATCAACATGAAAATATAGATCCTGTGAAATTTAGTTCAACTAATACCGATGTCACTGTACAAAGTAGAGCAGCTAGTGGAATTCCTGATACTTCGGCTGTTTCTTCGGCCTCATCTGCTAACTTACCCGAGGTATTATCTGGTACATGCGAACCTAAATATGCAGCAGATATTTCAAATCCGTCTAATCTAACAGGAATTACACAACTTAAAGCAGCTTGTACCGCAGTTGGATTGAATACTCCTATATCTATTGCTTCTTTATTAGGTATAACAGGAGGAGAATCAAAATGGCAGATACAAACTGAGAAATTTAATTATTCTGCTAATAGATTATTACAGGTCTTTCCATCTATATTCAAAGGTGACTTAGCTTTAGCTCAAGAAAAAGCCGCTGACCCATCTAAATTACCTGAATTTTTATACGGACCGCCGCCGTTTGGGTCGCCTGACAATCAATACAGATCTTTAGGAAATACTACCTCAGGAGACGGTACCAAATTTATCGGTAGAGGGTATATTCAAATTACTGGTCGGACTAGTTATACAAAATATAGCAAGTTATTATATGATAGAGGGTTATTACCATCTGCAACGGCATTAGTAGATAATCCGTCTTTATTAAATGATCCTAAAATTTCAGCTTATGTTAGTGCAATATATATTGCAGACAGAGTTAAACTATCTCAAACAGATCCCGGATATTTTGATGCAGCAGTAAGAGCTGTAGGTTATTGTACACCTGACATTTATGCAACTAAGAAAGGATATTATGAATGTTTCTTAGGACAATTGCAAGGTACACCGATTCCTACGTATGATTCTTCAGTACCTCTAACTAATAGTGCAGGCGATGTTGTCGGGCCCACTACAACGCCAACAACAAGTAATACTACCGGCCCATAAATACGAACATGCCTTATAAAAATATAGAAATAAACCCAGTTCAATTTAAACCTACATTAACTTATAAACAAAGTCAATTTTATTTTGGTTATAGTTCGGTAAACACTGATGTTACAAATAATGTAAGATTATACGATTTTGACCTTATTAAACAAGATTTATTAAATCAGTTTAATACTCGCTTAGGTGAGAGAGTAATGAATCCTACTTTCGGCACAATTATTTGGAGTTTAATATACGAGCCATTTACCGATAGTGTTAAACAGGCTATAGCAGATGATATTAACAGAATTTGCAATAATGATCCGAGAGTTGTTCCGATACAATTAGATACTGTAGAACAAGAATACGGAATTCTTTTAGAAATTACACTTCAATATATCGGAACAGACCAAACAGCTAGCATGTCTTTATCATTCGATAGAGAATTAGGATTATTATCGCAATAATATACGTATATTATTACTCAAATAAATACGGTATCTTATGAGAAAGGCTATATGATACCATCAACAACTAATCAACTATTAGTAGCAGAAGATTGGAAAAAGATTTACCAGAGTTTCCAAAACGCAGAATTTCAAAGTTATGATTTCGACACATTACGTCGAACAATGATTACATATCTTAGAGAGAATTTTCCTGAAGATTTTAACGATTATATTGATAGCAGTGAATATATAGCACTTGTTGATCTAATTGCTTTTTTAGGACAAAATCTCAGTTTTCGAATTGATTTAAATGCTCGAGAAAACTTTTTAGAGACAGCTGAAAGAAGAGATAGTATTCTAAGATTAGCACAGCTAATTAGTTACAATCCTAAAAGAAATGTTCCTGCAAATGGATTATTAAAAATTACCTCTATATCTACTACTGGTAATGTTTATGATGTTAATGGAACAAACTTATCGAATGTCATTGTTGGATGGGATGATCCTACTAATTCTAATTGGTATCAACAATTCATTACAATTTTAAATTCTGCAATGGTTTCGCCGACACAGTTTGGTAAACCTGTTATTAGTTCTGTGATTAATGGGATATCTACAGAACAATATAAGATTAATTCTAATAATGCCGATGTGCCAGTTTTTAGTTTTACAAAGAGCATAGCAGGAACAACATTATCATTTGAATTAGTATCGTCGACCTTTGCTAATAATAATTATATCTATGAAGAAACACCGCAACTTGGTAATTCATTAGGAATAATTTTTCAAAATGATAATCAAGGAAGTGGTAGTGCAAATACCGGGTTTTTTATTCATTTTCGCGAAGGTACATTGTCTAATGCTAGCTTTTCAGTAAGTAGTCCGGTGCCGAACGAATTAGTAGGTATTAATGTCAATAACATTAATGATACAGATGTATGGCTTTGGCAAAAAAGCCTCGACGGCACTACTTTACAGACTCTATGGCAACAAGTTCCTGCACTAACAGGCAATAATGTCATTTATAATAGCTTGAATTCCGGCCAGCGCAATATCTATGCGGTCTTAACTAGAGATAATGATCAAATAGATCTATCGTTTGCTGATGGCAGTTTTGGAAATTTACCAAATGGATCATTTGCATTATATTATAGACAAAGTAGCGGATTAACTTATAGTATTAAACCAGAGCAATTAAGCAATGTTTCTGTTCAAATTCCTTTTACAGATAGTTCAGGACAGTCTCAATTATTAACATTAATTTTAAGTTTACAATATACAGTATCGAATGCTTCAGGTAGTGAATCTAGTGACGATATTAAATTAAAAGCTCCTCAGACATATTATACTCAAAATAGAATGATTACTGCTGAGGATTATAATATTGCTCCTCTCAACGTTAGTCCTGATATTATTAAACTTAAAAGTATCAATAGAGTTAGCAGCGGAATCAGCAAATATTATGAATTAAGTGATGTTAGTGGAGCATATAGTTCTACTGATATTTTTGCAACAGATGGTATTTTATATAAAGAATATAACGAAGGGAATTTTCAATTTTCTTTCACTACTCGAAATGAAATTTTCTCTGTTTTACAAACACAACTTTCAACAGTTATAGGATCTGCAGGATTAAACTCGTTTTATTTAGATCAATATCCTAGAGTTGATTTAAGCTATGCAAATCTTGCATGGAATCAATCGAATTTATTAACAAATCAAACTAATGGATATTTTAACTCTTACACTGGCCCTGTTTCTGTAGGATATTTAGGTACTGGTAACTTGTCTTATATATCGGCAGGATCTTTGATAAAATTTGTACCACCTGCTAATAATTACTTTTTACCAAATGGACAACTTACTAATATAAGTGATGATACAACTAAATCATATATATGGGCACAAGTGGTTAATATTATAGGTGATGGTTCTAACAATGGAACAGGAAATTTAGTTACCGGAGTTGGGCCGATTACTATGACAGGTAGCATATTCGGAAATGGACAAGTAATTAATAATGGATCATTACAAAGCCCATCATTGAGCATCCCATCGAGTGCAATACCTCAGACTATTATACCTAAATTTATTAATATTCTATCTTATGATATACAGACTGAAATTGCAAATTTATCACTATCAAAGAGAAATTTTGGACTAAGTTTCGATGCTACAACACGAACATGGTATATAATTGTAGATACTAATTTAGATCTATTAAATTCTTTCAGTTTATCTCATCAAAAAGACATTAGCAATTCGAATCTCGATGCTAGTTGGATGGTGGCATTTCAATGGACTGGAAAAGAATATAATGTTAGATATAGAACTCTTGATTATGTATTTGAAAGCGCAGCTCAAACAGCTTTCTTTGTGGATACATCGACAAAGAATTATGATTTTACAAATGATACAGTTGTAAAAGATCGTATAGATGTATTGTCGATTAATAAAGGACCTACTCCAGATACTATCTCATTAGGTTATGATTATTCATGGCAAATTAATAGCGCTGTTATCGAATCTGACGGTTATGTAGAACCTAAAAAAGTTTTAATTAGTTTTTACGATCGCAATGATAATGGTCAAATTGATGATCCTGATACATTTAACAATATTGTTTCTCCTGATAGTAATAGTTTACAGACAGGATACAAAGATAAATTTATCTATTTTCTAAAATCAGCTACCGGTAGTACTTATTCTTTATATAATGGTAGCATAATTGCTTATCCTAATCAAAATGCAGTGGTAAACCCAATTGATGGACAGAAATATTATTTTTATGATATAGATCTTATAAAAATTTATTCAAGTTCGACAAATTCATATGACACTCCGTCTCCTTACTTGTATTTTGCAAGATCTGGTAGAAAAAATATTAAGTTTCATTATATACATAATGCTGCAAATGAAAGAAGATTAGATCCATCGAAGATGAATATTATTGATGTTTATCTATTAAGCAGTAGTTATGATTCAGAATATAGAAGTTGGTTAATGTCAGGAACTGGAACAGCACCTATTACTCCAACATCACAAAGTTTAGAAAATAATTATTCATCATATTTAGAACCAATTAAAAGCATAAGTGATGAAATCGTATATCATCCTGCAATTTACAAAGTATTATTCGGTGGCCCGGCACCGACATCGTTACAAGCAACTTTCAAAGCAGTTCAAAGTCCAACAAGCACACTTAGTGCAACTAGTTTACAATCGAGTATTTTAACTGCAATTAATAACTTTTTTGCAATAGAAAATTGGGATTTCGGACAAACCTTTAATTTCGGTGAGTTAGTAACGTATGTTATGAATATAATGACACCGGACATTACTAACTTTGTTATAGTTCCGAAGTCGACTAATAACAGTTTTGGAAGTTTATTTCAGATAACTTGCCAGAGTAACGAAATTTTTATTAGTGGCGCAACAGTCAGTGATATACAAATACTAAGTAGTTTAACAGCATCAGAATTAAATGCAACATTGATCGTTTCGAGTAGTTAAGGACCAACTTTATAATGAGTAATTCAAATAAAAACCGTAGAAAATCAGTAAATTTACTTCCTTCTTATTTTCAAACCAATAAAAATACTAAATTTTTATCCGGAGCACTTGATCCTCTCTATTCGGTTCCATCTTTAACAAGATTTAACGGATTTGTAGGTAGCAAATTAAGCCCGACATACAATTCATTAACTGATGTTTATGTTAATAATTCTAATATTAGTAGCAATGAACTAAGAAACAAATATCAATTTGAACCAGCATTGATCAATCAAGATTCTCTAGGAAATATTAAAAATGTTTTTGGTATAGATGATTTAGTAAATCAATTATCTTTCTATGGTGCTAATACAAGTAATTTTAATAAGTTGTTTTCACCTGATGTTAATTCATATTATCCACATATTGATTGGGATAAGTTTGTTAATTTTAGAGAATACTACTGGTTACCGATGGGTCCTGATGCAGTTACCATAACTGGCCAACAACGAAATACCGTTAGCACGTATACAGTAACAGATTCTGCGGATGGAAGTTATTTTGTATTCACGCCAGATGGGCTAACTGAAGATCCAGTTCTAACATTTTATAAAGGCGTAACTTACGTTCTTAATATTAATTCTAAACATACATTCTATATTAAAACAAATAATGAACCAGGCTCGGGCGGTTCATTAACCGGCAACGGTGTTAGCAATGGGCAGATTATTTTTACAGTAGTTGATACTTTGCCCGGAATTCTTTATTATGCATCTGATGATACGACTGTTGTGCCGGGAAATATCTTAGTTAGAAATATTACAGAAAATTCTTATTTAGATATCAATGCAGATATTATCGGTAAAGCAACTTACACTACTGCTAATGGAATAGAATTAATTAATGGATTAAAAATTAATTTTGCTGGAAATGTAATTCCTGAATCTTATTTAGGTAAAGATTATATTGTTGAAGGAGTGGGGGATTCTATTAGATTGGTAGATTTTTCTGTTTTACAAACTCCTGAAAATGTCTCAACACAATATGATGATAACTTTGATACAACTTTATTTGACGATTATCCTTTTGATAATTTTCAAAATCTTCCATTAACTCCGGAATATATTACTATTAATCGATCAAGTAGAGATCTCAATCCGTGGTCTCGATATAATCGTTGGTTCCATAGTGATGTTATTCGTAAATCAGCCGCTGCTAATGGAAATATTCCAACATTTCCGATCAATCAACGAGCTGTCTATCCTATCATAGAATTTAGACCTGATTTACAACTTTATAATTTCGGTACAAATAGTATACCCTCTGTTGATGTTATTGATCAAGTAACAAAAGATGCATTTTCTACTATAGAAAGCGCAACATCGGCTACTGTTGATGGATTACCTTTACAACCAGGTCAATTAGTAATTTTTAATGCTGATACTGACCCGTTAGTAAGAGGTAAAGTATTCGAAGCTACGTTAAGTAGTATTTTCGGCGTCTATAAAATTAATCTAGTTAAAAAGATCGATCCAGTCTTCGGAAATAGTATGGTAACGCTTTTCGGCACTACCGGTAAAGCAATAGAATGGTGGTTTAATGGTTCTGAATGGGTCACTGCTCAACAACGTACTGTTTTAAATCAAGCTCCGTTGTTTGATTTATATGATGCTAATGGGAATAGTTATAGCGATAAAACGTATTATGATTCTATTTTTTCAGGAAATAAGTTATTCGGTTATGCAATCGGCACAGGAACAAATGATCCTATATTAGGATTTCCATTATTGTATAAAGATGTCGGAATAGAAGGATTATTCTTATTTCAAAATTACTTTAATTCAGATATTATTAAATTATTATCTCCTACAGCAGTAACAGATGTTCCGACATCGGAGACATTCTTAAGAATTAACAATGGCGATTTGGGGTTTAATTTTGTTAACATATGGACTAAGGGTGAGTCTTATCAAATACCTGTACAACAATTTCAATCAATAAACAGTGGTGATAGCATATCTGTTACAGCATTTGATAATCCTGCATTAATTAATGACTTAACTTTAGAAGTATTTGTTAATAATGCAAAATTACTAAATTCGCAATATACATTAGTGAAAGACAAAACTGAATTATCTGTCAAACTGAATAATTCGGTGAATACTGCTACAAATGTTTTAATTAACTTGTATACTTCTTCAGATCCTAATGATACTGGGGTATATGAAACTCCGATCAACCTGACTAATAATCCACTAAACGGACAAATTTTGCAATTTACATTTAGTGAGATTTCCGATCATGTTAAAACAATGGTCGATAAGGATCCTAGATTTGTTGGGAATTATCCAGGTATTAGTAATCTAAAAAGTTTGCCCGATATAAGCAAATATGGATCTAGAATTATTACAAGTAATAATCCACTATCCTTTTCTCAAGAATTTATTACTAATATAGAGCACGGATTAATCCCTGCAATTAGATCAGTAGGAAATGATTATTATCAATTTAAATTAAATCTTATTAAATTTTCTACCAATGCAGATATAAATTTAACTCCTGCAGATGCATTAGACTCGATATTATCTGAAATAAATTTAAGTAAAAATTCTTCATTTCCATATAGTCAAAGTGATATGATCGCTTATGGAAATAATGTTGTTACACAAAAATATACCATAACTGACGTTAGAAATACCACATATCCATTAACTTCTGGGTACTCGTTAGATAATCTTTCTTATAGATCTGTTTTATTATATTTGAATGATAGTTCGTTAGCATACGGTCGAGATTATACATTTAATGAAACATATTCAACAGTAGAAGTAACTGCTACATTATCTGTCGGTGATGTCTTAGTAATTAAAGATTATACATCTACAATAGGTAATTATGTTCCTCCGACTCCTACAAAGTTAGGATTATATCCGAAATATATTCCAAATATTTTTATAGATTATTCATATTCTGTACCTCAAGTAGTATTACAAGGGCATGACGGCAGTTTAACTATTGCATATACAACTATCGATAATTTTAATCAAGGAAATTATGATCTCAGAGATTTAATATTATTAGAATTCGAATTAAGAGTTTTTAATAATATTAAGGTTGAATATAATCGAGAATTAATTAACATTGATAAAATTCTTCCCGGATTATATAGAACAAATGATTATACATATTCAGAGATATATAAATTAGTTTCAGCAGACTTCATTAAATGGACCTCTACATTTAATATAAATTATATAGAAAATCTCGATTATGATGTAGATAATTACAAAACTTATAATTACGGATCAAATGTCGATTATATTACAGAGACTCCGCTGCCGGCCGGCGGGTGGAGAGGCATTTATAAGTATTATTTTGATACCGATCGCCCGGATACCTGCCCTTGGGAGATGTTGGGATTTAGTATTATGCCTTCTTGGTGGGAAGAAGAATACGGACCTGCTCCTTATACGTCTGGAAATTTAAATTTATGGCAAGATTTAGAGGCAGGGTTGATAAGGTACGGAGATCGAGCAGGGGTAGACGAAGTATATGTTAGACCAGGATTAACCAATGCGATTCCGGTAGACGAACACGGCAACCTTGTCGACCTTAGATACTGGAGTGGTATTGTTAATGAAGGATTTTTTAATAATAGCACACAAGATTGGGTATTTGGCGATTACAGTCCGGCCGAAACTGCATGGAGACGCAGCAGTCTTTGGCCATTTGCAGCACAAGTAATTTGTGCTTTATCAAAGCCTGCTGATTATGCTGCAAAAATGTATGATCCTGCTAGGTTGACTAAAGATGCAACAGGTCAATATCGCTATGGTTCTTTAAATAGTTTCTTAAATTTAAATTCTGTTTCTATTTTTTCAGATAATAATACTTTAACTTCTGGTTATAGTATGCTTGTAGTGGAAAATGGAAAAAAGAAGTCTTTAGGATATTTGACCAGTCTTAAAAACGATTTATTATATGCAAATTTTAATCTATTCTATAAAGCCGGCGGGTTTTTGAGTAAAAATAAATTAGAAATATTAATCGATTCAGTAAGTCCTAATTCTGCTAGTCCCGGAGTTGCATTATCAGAAGAAGATTATACTTTATTTTATACAATTAGTAATCCTGTTAAGACTGTGAGTATTTCTGGTATTATTGTAGAAAAAAATAATGCACAATTTGTAATTAAAGGTTATGATAAAGAAAATCCACGATTTAGTGTGCAATTGCCTATACATACCTCTAGTGATACATTGGTTACTGTAGGAGGGAAAACAGTTCCTTTCTTAACATGGACAGAAAATACTCTTTATCAAACAGGACAAATTGTTGAATATAACAATCAATTTTATACAGTTAATGCAACAGAAAATTCTGGTTCCTCTTTTAATATTATCAATCATATTAAAATATCACAATTACCGATTGTCGGCGGATCATCAGCATTAGCTACTAAATCTTTTGATGAAAATGTTACAATAATACCATATGGTTCGAAATTTGATACAATACAAGAAATATATGATATTATATTAGGATATGGTCAATACCTAATTAATCAAGGTTTCCAATTTAATCAATATAATTCCGATTTAGGCTCAGTGATTGATTGGAATTTTAGTGCTAAAGAATTTTTATATTGGACTACTCAATCATGGGGTAATGGTTCTGTTATAACTATTAGTCCATTTTCTAATCAGATTCAATTCCAATTTACTGATTCTGTAGTAGATAATGTACTCGATAGTTTTTATGAATATAGTTTATTAACTGCTACAGGGTTACCATTTCCACATGACAAATTTAATATTTCAAGAGAAGATAATATTTGTTCTATTACAGCGCAGAATACTAACCAAGGGTTATATTTTGCAAGATTGAATTTAGTTCAAAAAGAACATTCGATTATATTGAATAATAATACTATATTCGGAGACATTGTTTACGATATTGAAACCGGATATAGACAATCTAGAATGAAGATCTCTGGATTCATTACTGGAGATTGGAATGGCGATTACTTGGTTCCGGGATTTGTATATGACGAAGCAATTATATCAAGCTGGCAACCCTTTACTGATTATTCAGCTGCTGATGTTGTTAAATATTCCGGAAAATATTATGCAGCTAAAACTAGCCTATCGGGAGTTGCAACCTTTGATGCTAGTTCATGGAATATTTTAGGAACAAAACCGGTCGCTGCATTGTTACCGAATTTTGATTATAAAATAAGTCAATTTGAAGATTTCTATAGTTTAGATATAGATAATTTCGATGCCGGACAGCAAAAAGCTGCACAACATTTAATAGGTTATACTCCGAGAAATTATCTAACTAATATTATAGTTGACCCGATAGCTCAATATAAATTCTATCAAGGATTTATTAGAGAAAAAGGCACAGCTAATGCTATACAAAAACTATCAAAAGCCAGTATACATAATCTACAAGGGCAATTGCAATTCAATGAGGAATGGGCATTTAGAATCGGATCTTACGGTAATTATACAACATATAATGAGATAGAATTTCCATTAAGAGAAACAGATTTTAAAGAAAATAGTCAAATTATAACATTTGTTGACCAACCAATAATCGGAAATAATGATGCTATATCGTATATTTTACCATCAGATCTAAGCATCATTCCGACAGATTATTCTTCAAATCAAGTATTTTCTACAATACCATCATGTACATATAACAGTAACAATTTATTATTACCTACTGCAGGCTATGTAAGAATAGATGATATTACTGCTACCGCTTATAATAAAAATAGTTTATTTGATATTGCTAATAATACTAGTCTTAATGATGGGGATACTATCTGGATCGGATTTACAGATAATCATGATTGGGATGTTCGACGTTATACAAAACAAGTAGCAAATGTAATAAATTCAGCTATATTAAACCCGGCCACTTCGATGGTGTTTACAACTGATGTCTATCATAATTTATCAGTAGGTGATATCGTTTCTATTATTGGATTAGATAACAATACCGACGGTGTCTATGAAATAATTAGTATACCTAATTTAACTTCATTTGCGGTAGAAACTACATTAAGTTCAATAGCTCCGTCGACTACAAACGCATTATTATTTAAATTTATTAGTGTAAGAGTTAGTAGCTTCGACGATATTGATAATCTTCAAAATAATTTATTTTTAAATTTTGGAGAGACAATATGGGCCGATATGGGCGATGCTGGAACTTTACAATCAAAATGGGCAGTTTACCAAAAGAATAATAATTTTAATCCTTCTATATCGTTTGTAAATGGGGTACAATCAATAGACCAACGTTTCGGGTATCGTTTAGCTACAGCAGTTAATGCAGATATTTTAGCAGTAAGTGCGCCATATTATCATGATATTAGCACTGGATATGGAAAAGTATTCATTTATAATGGGTTATATAATCAAACACCTGCATTAATTGGGACTTTTGAAGTAAATGATCCTACATTAAGTTCATCTCAAACATCTCTTGGTAAATCTTTAATATATGATCCTGATTTTAATATCATTATTTCGGGTGCTCCTGATGCGAACTTAGTTCAGGTTAATTTTGTTACCGGACAGTTTATAGTTGATTATATAAACACAACTACTACATCGTTTGGTGATGAGATTTATCTTACAAAATCATTTGATATTTACGGAAATAAAACATTATATGTTACTTCACCGTTAGAGTCGAAAGTTTATTCATTTAATTTAAATGTTGAAACTACTGCAACTGGTATAAATGGAACATTGACTCTAAATAATGTCATTAACCTTACTACTGGTACAGACAAATACCTAATTACCGGTGATGCAACAGGTTCTGTTATTGCAATCTCTATGCCAACAGTTCATAATACTAGTTCTAGTGTAAGAATTTATAACGGAACTACTTTAATCGATTCGATTAGTCCGCCATCGGATCTTTCGATTACAGATTATTGGGGATCGGCAATAGCAATAACAGATGACAGTCAATACTTGTTTGTATCCTCGGCATCTGTAGGTGATGACATCAATGGGCCTGGAAAAGTTTATGTTTATAATAATACATCATCTGGGTATCAATTAATACAAACGATACATAATCCTTTGAAAAATCAAAGATTAAACTTCGGAACTTTTATTAATATAAAAGATAATAATACAATTTATATTTCGTCAACCGGTGTTCAACGTTTGAATACCATGATAGATGGTGGTACAACCACTTTTGATAATAATACGACTAAATTTTATGATGATATTTCTAATTCCGGTTCGGTTTATGTTTTTGAAAGAAGAAATGCTAAATTCATATTTGCAAGAGAATTGTTTGATAATGGAACATTATTAAATGGTAGTAGTTATGGGTCTAGCGTTGCAATTTCTAACGGAAATGTATTTGTAGGAGCACCTACTGCAACTCCTGATCATGGGGCGTTTTATCAATTTGCAGAAATTATTAAAAATTCACCTACTTGGAATATTTTAAGACAAGAAGATGATTTGGTAGACCTTTCTAAGATCAAGAAAGCCATTACAATAGATAGTCAATCGTCGAAAATTTTAGATTATCTAGACATAGTAGATCCTGTAAAAGGCAAAATTTTAGGATTAGCTGATCAAGAAATCAAATATAAAACAGAATTTGATCCTGCAACATATAGCATCGGTGTGCAAGGAGTAAATGTTGATACAAACACTAGCTGGATAGAAGAACACGTTGGTGAATTATGGTGGGATTTATCTACAGTTAAGTATGTATGGTATGAACAAAGTGATTTAGAATACAGAAAGAATTCATGGGGAAATTTATTCCCAGGTTGCAGTATAGATGTATATGAATGGATACAAAGTGAATATCTGCCAAGTCAATGGAGTGCTTTAGCAGATACAACTGCCGGATTAGCTGAGAATATTAGTGGACAACCGAAATATCCTGATGATAGTGTTATAAGTGTAAAACAATATTATGATTCTAATACAGGTGCAGCTACTAATGTGTATTTTTATTGGGTTAAAAATACTGTTATAGTTCCTAATGTTTCAAATAGAAGATTATCTGCAAACGATGTTTCTAATTTGATTTATAATCCTGCTAGTAATGGTACAAAATTTGTATCTATATTATCACAAAATTCTATTGCAATTACTAATGTAACTAATGATCTTGATTCTAATAACATTTATTTGAATATTGCATCTGATAGTATTAATAATTCTATTAACAAACATACAGAATGGGTATTATTGAGTGAAGGTGATGAAAATTATATGCCGACAACTATGCTTAATAGAAAGTTAATCGATAGCTTAGTTGGTTATGATAGTTTAGGAAACCCTGTTCCGGATCCTACCCTTAGTGATAGACAAAAATATGGTATAGAATTTAGACCAAAACAAAGCATGTTTGTTAATCGAACAGAAGCTTTACATAATGTTATCGAATATGTTAATGGGATTTTCTCTCAATATCGCATCACTGATATTGCGGATTTTACTAACTTAAACAGTAAGGAAGAAATCCCAGATGTATATTCTAGAACTTATGATTTAATTGTTAATTCATACGATGAGTTGGTTAATTTAGTAACGATCGGAATTGAACCAGCAATTCTATCTTGTCAAATAACTGATGGATCAATAACTAGCGTTCAAATTGTTAATTCTGGCACTTCTTATGGAACATTATTACCGGTTGAATTAGATAGTTACGGAAATCCGATAGCGTGGGCTGGCCCTTCTGTTGAAATAATCGCAGCACCGGGTGATACATTAGGAAACGCATCGATTACGACAACTATTAATAGCAATGGAAATATTATTACAACTTCAATAGTCAATGCAGGTATAGGATTCAGTAGTTCTCCAACATTAGTCGTAAGACCATATACCGTAATAGTAACATCCGATAGTAATAGTGATAACTTATGGGCTCAGTATCAACGAATTAATAATAAATGGGTTAAAATGCATACCCAAGATTATGATACAACACAATATTGGTCTTATGTGGATTGGAGCAGTAATGATTATGATGAATTGAAATCATTAACTGCTACGGTAGACGAAATATGGCAATTGAATACGCTCACAGTTGCTGATGGATCTTATGTAAAGGTTGCAAATCAAGGCAACGGCAAATATATTATTTTAGAAAAAGTTAGTTCAGGAGGCGATTTTACTGATCAATACAACTTAGTATTAAGCGAAAATGCCACAATACAACTCAGTGACGACCTCTGGAATATAGCAAATAGCACCTATAATTATGATTCTTATTTTACATATGATCAAACATTATATGATCAAACTCCTATAACAGAATTAGTTAATGTTTTAAATGCTATTAAAAATGATATATTTGTAGGATCATTGAAGGTTTATTGGAATTACACATTCTTTAAAGCAGTAAAATATGCATTTAGTGAACAGAAATTCCTAGATTGGGCATTTAAAACAGCATTCTTAAATGTGAAAAATTTAGCTGGATCATTAGATCAGCGTCCTGTTTATAGATTCCAAAATAGTGAATATTATGAAGAATATTTAGAAGAGGTTAAACCGTATCACAGTAAAGTTAGAAATTATCAAATTAATTATGATATATTAGACAACTCTCAATCATATATAACTGATTTTGATCTTCCGGCATACTACGATAATGAAAACTCCTCTTTTGTTAACGTCTTAGATATACCTAAGCTCTTAACTGAATATCCTTGGAAATCTTGGAATGATAATTACACTTTATCGGTAGATAGTGCATATGTAGTTTCTGCAGGAAGTGGATATACTGCTGTTCCTCAAGTACAGATAATACCTGCTATAGGTGACACGGGGTTAGGAGCCACCGGTGAAGCATATATTTCTTTAGGAAAAGTAACTTCTGTTATTATAACTAATCCAGGAAGTGGATATACAAAAACACCTACCATAACATTAGTAGGCGGGGGATCTACTTCATTAATTCCAGCTAAGGTATATGCTAGGATGTCTAATACTAAAGTTAGACAAAATTCTCTAGAAATGAAGTTTGATAGAATAACGCCATCGAGTGAGATATCAAACACTTCGGTCTATGATCAATTTATTGCAGATGGTAATACATATGAATTTACATTATCATGGCCGGCAGATAATGCAAAATCTAATATTTCTATAATAATAAGCAATAATGATATCGGAACTAGAGTCTTAGCAACACAATATAATATTGCTACCACTAAACAATTTATTAATGGATATCATAGATTAGTATCGAAATTAATATTAAATTTTGTCCCAACACAGGGACAGGTTGTATCTATTACATATAATAAGAGAATCGATATATTCAGCGCAGTGGATAGAGTTAATTACTATTATGACCCGACTATAGGAATGCCGGGAAATGATGTATCTCAATTAATGAGTGGAATAGATCCTTCTATTCCTCAAATTCAGGGATTAACCTTCGATTACACTACTAATTGGGACATGACACCATACGGTAATTCATTATATGGCGACGATTCTAGTTATTATACAACAGCAACAGTGGTTGCTACTGCAATTACAGGAACAAACACCTTGTTTGTAAACACTATTCAAGGAATATCACCAGGATTACGTGTGAATACCGTGGCTCTTAGCACAGCAACTGCTAATGATAATAAATTTGGAAGTAGCACAGTATTAGTAACCAGTGTAACAAATTCTTATACTATCGGGTTTAGTTTAAATATTCCTACTAATAGTTATAATCAATCTAATGCAGATACTAATGCAATAACTGTGAGTATTAGTAATTCAAATGAAGCAGCAGCAATTGCTGCCAACCCAAGTAATTATGAAATCATATTCAACGGCGGAGTGATTGCTGCAGTTGGTGGAATTAGTGGCCCGGCTCCGAATACTAGCGTCTATACTATAACAGGAACATGGCCGTCTAATTCGACAGCATTTCCGATCACATTACAGTATATTAACTATGCTGTATATTCAGCGGTAATATTCGATACTCCTATTATTGAAACAATTACTCCTGGAACAACTCTTTTAGAATTCTGGGATTATAACCTTACTCCGGGAGTATTAGATACTATATTAGACGGTGGTGATTTAGGCTACACGACAGCATTCGGAATCAATCCAGAAGATATAATAGTCGATGGTGATCAATTCATTTCTCCGTATATCAGTAATAGTCCGGAAGAAATGATAAAAGGACAGATGTACGAAAGTGTAGGTATATCGGTATATACAAGAACGCATACCGGTAGCCCATTAGTATCGCATTCCATTAATCAAATTATTCAAACCTCAACTACTACTGTGTTTAATCTACCTATGATGCCTCCTAATGTAGATTCTGCAATGGTTGTCTTTAATAATGAAGTATTATCATACGGATATGATTATAATTTAAACTTTGACAATGATACTATTATTATTAATACCCAGACCAGCACAGGAACTGTAGGAATAACTATTGTAGGTATCGGAGGTGTTGATTTAATTACTAATGATTTTGTAACAGAATCTAATGTGACAACTATAAGTGCACATGTCGGATTTGCTGAAGAAATTGGAAGTATATATGCTACATTAAATGGTATACAGCTTACTCCGACTCAATACACTATCAGTTCAGGTCGATTAATTGTAAGTGGATTACCGATCGGTGATTATACATTGCAAACATGGTCATTCTCCTCAACCCACAATCAGTTTAGCGATGTTACTGAAGAATATTTTGTAGGAGATGGAATTACAAGTTCTTATCAGCTAACTGTATATCCCGGTAATTTGGGTCCAGCAAATGCACAAGCTATCGTTGAAATCGACACTAAGAGATTAATTTCACCTACAACTGTATATTATTCGGTTGCGGGTGGGCAAACAGTATTCTTGATCGATCCGAACGATACATATCCATCAGGAACATTTGATTCGAGTGAAGTAGAAATCTACGTAAACGGCATCAAAATACGAAACGGTATAGATTTCTATGTGGATCAACCGAATAATACTGTGGTTTTCTATAATGGTTTCTTACAAACAGGCGATGCAATGGCCATAACGAACCATACATTTAGTGATTATTACTTTAATAACGGATACATTTATATTAAACCTAGTGCAAATTACGGTGTAGGAAATGTATTAAAGGTGATATCATTTACTGACGGAGATAATAGTCTGATTAGAACTGACACATTTATTTCTAGACCATCAAACCGTTATACATTAAGTAGACCTGCATTGAGTGACCAGTATATTTGGGTAACAATTGAAAATAATGCTCTAGTTAACGGTCTAGATTTTTCATTAGATAGTACAGGACAGATTTTATCTATTAGAGATACGTATCCTTACACTCAAGGACAAACTATTTCTGTACTTAGTATGACCAATGCTTATTTAAATAAAGGTTCAGTAGGATATAGAGTCTTTACTGATATTTTAGGACGTTCGCAATTCAAGAGATTAAGTAGAGGGAATACCACTCAATTAGCTGAACCATTATATTCTACGTCAACTACTATTGTAGTAGAAGATGCGGATGTATTAACTGAGCCAGATTTAGTTAGAAAAATTCCAGGAGCCATATTAATAAACGGCGAATGGATCGAATATTTGACTGTTAATAATAATGTATTGAGTAATTTAAGAAGAAGTTCGTTAGGAACCGGTGCAAATTCGGTATATCCTGCAGGGACATCAGTAATAGATCAAGGAATATCTCAAAATGCTCCTTATAAAGAAACAACAATTAAACAAATTCTTACAGTTACTAATACTGCTTCGTATCTAATTAATGGAATTTCGTTAACTACAAGTACATTAAATGATCAGTTTACTGTTCTTTATGCCGGAAACTTGTTGAATAAGTTATCTTATTATAAACAAGATATTTCAGTAGGTTATGATCCATATCCGTTTAATATAATCGGATCAACATCGACTGCTAGTACCGCTACGTTCTCAACTTCGGTTAATTTATATGATTCTTACTTAGTTACAACAACTAACCAAGTATGGGTTTACTTAAATTCAAATAATATAAATTCAATCAACGGATTTATGTATACTGGTATAAACTATATTCAGCCTGATTATGTAATCAATAATTTAACATCTTATGGTACAACAGCGACTGCTGTTTTAAATTTAAATTTAACTGGATTAATAACCGGAACACATATTACAGTATTACAAAAAGTTGCTACAAATAACATGTATGCTTCAACAAATACATCGATATTAACTGATAATGGGTTATTTGCAGTATTTTTACGTGATGCGCCGGCAACTATCCCGGATAAATATTACTATGGACAAATATAAAAACGAAAAAATGGAAGAAAATATGATAAAAAATCAACCAAGTTCTAAAAATCCCAATGAAACAGGATCTCTTAGAATTCAAGGTCACATTAAAATCTTTGATCCAGAAACAAAAGAAGTTTTTGTTGATAAAAGAAACGCAATTCATTACGAGAATTTTTCTATAGCATTAGCTAATAGTGTTGCAAATTTAGGTCAGAATTTTATCAGTGAAATGGCATTCGGAAATGGCGGAAGTAGAATAGATCCTACCGGAATTATTACCTATCTTACTCCGAATGTAGTAGGATCAGATGCTGCGTTATATAATCAAACTTATTATAAAGTAGTTGATGCAAATAACCCGTATGATGTTGACCCATCTAGAAATTTTATGGAAGTCAGACATGTTCCCGGAACATATTATTCTGATGTTTTAGTTAGTTGTTTATTAGATTTTGGTGAGCCATCAGGGCAACCAGCATTTGATGCCAGTGTATCATCTAATACTACATTTGTTTTTGATGAATTGGGCCTCAGAGGTTATGACCCGACTGGTCAGAATTCTGGTCCATTGTTAACACATGTCATTTTCCATCCGGTTCAGAAAGCTCTAAATAGATTAATTCAAGTTGATTATACTGTTAGAATACAAAGTCTAACTAATGGAAGTTAATTATGCCATACGTAATATCTAAATCAGATCCTACACAACCATTAGTTACTATTCCAGATAATAGTGTTAATATTACTGATACTAGTTTAACCTTAATCGGAAAGAATTATCCTAATTATGGACAAGCATTTGCTACAAATTTCCTTCATTTAGTAGAAAATTTTTCAAATTCCACTTCTCCAGCCAATCCGACAGCAGGACAGTTATGGTTTAATAATGCTACATCGACTTTATCTGTATTTGATGGATTAAATTGGAATGCAGTTAATTCATTTAACTCTAATACGATATCGTCATTACCTACAGAAACAGCAGCATCCGGAGATGCATTACTAGCTATCTCTGATAATGGCAATGCATTAAGCATATCTAAAACAGATTTTCTATCGGATGTTTCGACACCGCAGACAGGGATGATTATAATATGGCCATCTTCGAGTGTTCCTGCACCTACTGGATGGCTTCTTTGTGATGGTTCATCTTATTATAGATACAACTATCCGGATTTATATGCGGTTATCGGCATTAATTACGGAAGTTCGGCAATAGATTATTTCAATGTTCCTCAGATTGCAGGGTTACCTGTAAGTAATGGATCATTAACTTATCAGTCTACTTCGACTGCATATATTATAAAGACTTAAGAATATGGCATATACAATAAAAAATTCAGATGGTACAGTATTGCTTACATTGGCTGACGGCACAGTTGATCAGTTAGCTACTAGTTTAGCATTAATAGGTAAAAATGTAAATGCCTATGGACAATATTATAATGACAACCTTGTTCAGTTATTAGAAAATTTTGCAACTGATGGGATTCAACCGAGATCCCCGCTAGTGGGTCAGCTTTGGTATAATAGAGTCGATGGAAAATTATATGTCTATACCTTAGATAATGTATTTAAATCAGTTTCAAGTGCACAATTATATCCTACTACTCCTACATTAGCTAATGCGGGAGATCTTTGGATTAATACCACAAATCATACTTTATATTTTACAGAAGATGGCAGAAATTGGATATTAGCTGGACCTCAAAATAATGCCACCACTTCGACAACAAATGTTTGGGTTAATGATGTAATCACAGATTCGAGTAATAATACAAATACAGTTGCTAGTTTATATAATAACGGTGTATTAATTGCGATGGCAACTACTGCATCGTTTACATTTGCATCGACGTTTCATGGAATGACTTCAGTATCGCCGGGAATAAATTTAAATCCTTCTGTTCCTGGACTTAAATTTGTCGGAGATGCAACAAATGCCGATGCTGTAACAACAATTACAAACTTTTTAACAGCGAATTATTTACAAATTAATGCTACTGCAACTCAATACACAACACAACGATTAAATATTTTAAATAATGCTGGATTATATGTAGGTACAAATAGTAGTGTTTCGATTGTTTCAAGTAGTACCGCTAATTACTTGAATAGTAATGAGTTGAATAAATTATTTGATATCAGAGCAAATAGTAGTTTAACTCCGGGATATTTTACAGCGATTCGATTAAACGGCGATGATACGACATTCGGAAAACCTTCATTAACATTTTTCCCAGGAGCATCGACCGGTACCAGTATAGTAAATGTAAACTCTGATTTAACTATGACCGGAACATTGTCAGTTACCGGTCCTGTATCTATTAAAGGTAATACAACTATAGCCGGAACAACGGTTACATTACAAACAAATAATTTACAGATTACAGACAAAAATATTCAATTAGCATATAGTGCTTCACCTAGTGATTCATTAGCTGATGGTGGCGGAATTACATTAATGGGTACTAGAACCCATAATCTAAATTGGAGTAATTCTTTAAGTTCATGGCAAGTGGACGATAATTTTAACCTTGTTAATAACTATAATTCTTATCAAATTAATGGAACTACAGTTCTAACGTCATCAACATTAGGGTCTTCAATAACTTCTGCAATCGGAATTAATCAATTAGGGACTTTAAATTACTTAACGGTCACTAATGTAAGTATTACTACCGGTACTATATCGATGGTAGCTCCTGGTGTCGGTACGTCGGTTGATATGAATTTAAAACCTGCCGGCGGTGGAGTAGTTAATGTTAATAGTTCAAAGGTTACTAATGTTAATACATGTACTGATCCTACAGATGCAGCTAATAAACAATATGTAGATAATAAATTATATCTTGTCGGTACAAAAGGGTTTATTTTTAGTGTTGATATTACTAATATGACAAATCCTACCACAACAATTGCTAGTTGGCTTACGGTCTTAGCGCCACCGGTCAATGCTGATCCGACATATGATTTAATTAACGGCACTGTGATGCGTGTATTATGTTCTGCATCTACAGTAGGTATCCCTCAATTGAATACTAATGTAACCGAAAATTATGCATTTGTTGATGCAGGTGGCGTTCAAAATGCTCAACAGGTTGTAACCAATGTAGGTGTTGTAACACAACCAACTAATGCTGTTTATACAACGGTATACACTGCTATGTTATTTGAAGTAGTCAACGGAGTTTGGACATATCAGGGCTCGATTACGTTACCTTAAGGAATGAATGATGCCGTATACTATAAGAAAAAGTGATGGAACGATATTAACAACTATTGCGGATGGGAGTTATGATATAACTACCACATTATCGTTGCCGGGTAAAAATTTATATAATTTTGGTCAATTACAGAATGAAAATTATGTTTATCTATTAGAGAATTTTGCAAATACAACTGCTCCTGTTAATCAATTAACCGGCCAACTTTGGTTTGATAAAACAAATAATCTTTTAAAAGTTTATAATTCTGTCTGGCAACCATTGGCGGTTTTATCAACTAACCAAGCATATGCTAGTTCTACTGGTAATTTATATTATGATACTGTTAATAATCAACTTTCTATTAACAATGGAACAGGATTTAGTATTATCGGTCCTGACGGAATCCCGGGTTATGGTACTACTAGATCAGTATCGACTACTATTTTAGATCAATCTAATACTGCTCATCCGGTTATAGAATGGTTCGTTAATGGGGAAATGGTAGCAATTGTTAGTAATTCATCATTCACTATTAATACAGGTTCTCCGGTTACTGGGTATACTTCAATACAGAAGGGTATTAATCTTAAAAATTATGGTTCAACAAATGATACTGTATTGATTGGTTATTCTCAAGCTGCATTACTTGCTAATCAATTATTAGGTGACGGTGGCGGAGAAGTTTCGGCTGCTATATCTGCAACTCCGAGTACTATTGTAGAAAGAGATTCTAGCGGAAATATTGCGGTAACAGGAATAAGTGCAAATTTATTAAGCAGCACTTCTGGATTAATTAGCGGAGCTTGGTCCTTAGATACCAGCTTAAATCCATCTACTACCAATTCGGTTAACTTAGGAACATCGGGATTGAGATGGAGTAATGTTTATTCTCAAAATTTTGTAGGGTCTAGTTTGTCTGCAGGGAATGTAAGTTTTACGACATTAACTGACTCGGCATCTACTACTGTCGGATTGTTTGATTCTGATGGATCATTGACCGCTAATGCTAATAATCGTTTGCCGACTCAACAAGCAGTTAAATCTTATGTAGATAGCACAAAAGCAGCATTAATATCACAAATAAATGCAATAGAACCAACATATGGATTTATAACTCCAATAACTGTATACGATATGACTGGCAATGGTTCTGCATTTTTAAATAGCAGTGGTGGTGTAGATCCTAATACTCCTGTATTAAATGTAGGGTGGACTACTTATACCGCTGCCGGAGTGGGCGGAATTCCAGCTAATGTTAAATCTTTAATTTTAGAAATCCATTATCTTGCACACTATTTAGGTGATGGTGTGTGGCCGAGTAATTATAATATCGCAGTAGTTTTAGGTAGAAATTCAACCACTGTTGGGAATAATAGTACATGGCCTTGGTCGGATACTTTCTTATTAGCTAGATCAGTAAATGGTGATTATAAGTATTGGAATCAAAATATAGGTATGGTACAAGTTACTGTACCGGTTAGACAGACTGCTGAGACAGTGGGATTAACCACTCATCCTGCAGGAAGCTTTGATTATTCTATACCTGCAAGACCCCAAAATGGTGGCGGTATGGAAGCAGTAGCTATTAGAATAATAGGTTATTACTCATAATTATTAAATAAATTTGGAATAAAATAATGCCGTATATATTAAAAAAATCAAATGGAAATACATTAGTTACTGTTGCAGACGGGTCAATTGATCAGTCTACTTCATTGACTTTTGTAGGAAAAAATTATGCCGGGTATGGCGGTATTATTGATAATAATCTATTATATTTGTTAGAAAATTTTTCAAATAATACAGCACCTAGTGCTCCATTGCAGGGACAACTTTGGTTTGATTCAAAAAATATTAATCTAAAAGTTTATGATGGATCTAGTTTTAAACAATTATCGGTAATTTCAACAGCCACTAGTACTCCAGGAAATTTACAAACTGGAGACTTTTGGTTAAATCCCGCGAATAATCAAGTGTCGATTAAATCGAACGGAACTTTTATTTCGCTATCATCAGGGTATGGATCGAATGGAGCGGTGCTTTCAACAATAGCAGATTCTCTTGGAAAATCTCATTTAGTATCGAGGGTTATAGTTAACAGTTCTACAGTATACGTTAATTCAGCTGATAGTAGATTTACTGTTAATGTAACAGATCCTAATCAAGCATCATTCAATGTTATTTCTCAAGGAATAACATTATCGGGAGCTGATACATTAGGAAGATCGGCAGTATCTTTAACAACCGGAACAATGTTATATGGAACTGCAGCTCATGCTTTACAAGCTGATTCGGTTCTAAATGATTCAGGATCTTATAGTATTGCAACTACCAGTTCTGTTGCAAATACCATAGTTGCTAGAGATTCTAGTGGTAATGTATCAGTTAATTTAATAAATGGAACAGCAACTCGTGCTAATAGTTTATATGTCAATGGAACGACTGTTGAATATGCTACAACTAATTCTACTCCGAATACTGTAGTTGCTAGAGATAGTTCAGGAAATATTTCTGCAAATAGTTTTGTAGGACCTGCTAGTTCGGTTCAAAATTCTCTCACATTCTTTGACGGAACAACTTATAATGGATCAGCTCCGATAACTGTGTCTGCTAATGCTTTAGGAGGTTTAACTACTTCGACATTCCAAGGAACGAACCAAAGTCTTACAGTAAACGGTTATCAGATATTACCCGGTGGATTGACCTTGGCTTGGGGAAGAGCTGGTCCTTATTCCGGCACTGAAGGTGGTATAAATGTAAATTTTGCAAGTTGCGGGTTAACTAATGGATTCCCTAATGCATGCTTAAATGCCCAGGCAACTATATTGTTGCCTTATGCAGATAATGTCGCTGATCAAGCAGCGCAGGTGTACTCAATGACCAAAACAGGAATCGGCGTATATCTACAATATATGGCTAGCGGAAATGCTACAACTGGGTTATTTATTAACTGGTTTGCTATCGGACGTTAAACAGACATTGGTGCTTTGATTGTGGAATGACATTGGTAATCGATTAAAGAAATATCGTTCATATCAAAATCAGTAATAACATCGATTTCCGGATTAAGTTCTAATTTCGGCAAAGGTAGAGGGGTTCTCTTTAATTGTTCCTTTACTTGTTCGATATGATTTTCATAGATATGAGCATCGCCGAATGATATAATTAAATCGCCTACTTCTAATTTACAAACTTGTGCAATCATATGTGTAAACAACGCATAGCTAGCAATATTAAAAGGAACTCCTAAAAATAAATCTGCTGATCGTTGATACATATGACAACTTAATTTTCCATTATTAACATAGAATTGACTCATAGTATGACAGGGAGGTAATGCCATGAGCTCCAATTCACCGGGATTCCATGCAGTAATAATATGTCTACGACTATATGGATCATCTTTGATGCCGTTAATAAGATCTAATAATTGATCATGATTTTGAAGAACAACTTTATTGATCCTCACCAATGGCTTGCGCCAACGACGCCACTGTACACCATAGACTCTACCAAGATCTCCGGCATGTCTTTTTAGATTTTTACCAACCCAATATGGTGCATTAGCATTATCAGTCCAAATAGTTTTTTCGTTAGAATATCTATTTCCATGAAGTATTTCACGAAGTCGAAATTCGTCTCCGCTTCCTTCTATGAACCAAAGTAGTTCGCTAACTACAGCTCGCCATGCTAATTTCTTTGTTGTTACCGCCGGAAACCCTTCGGATAGATTAAATCTCAATTGTGCTCCGAATTTGCTTAAAGTACCTACTCCTGTGCGATCTGGGCGAGTTTCTCCATTTTCGAGAACATCTTTAAGTAAGTCTAAATATTGTTTCATTTTTTATATTCTTTAATTATATAAGCCGGGGTATTAATCGTTTTGTCAAATTTATCTAATTCTGTTATTTCTTTGTAATTGTCTTGTACAAATTTTAAATCAAAAAAAGTATCACATACATATGAAGAATCGATTTCGGTAATGTACCAACATTCCACTAGATTTTTAACACTATCGTATATTTTTTGGCCGCCAATAATACATATATCTTTATTGTGAAATCTTTCTTTTAATTCTTCAATAGCGGATACAGGATCTGTAAAAGTAAAGTTTGCTGCTGTATGTAACTTAGAACTAATTACTACATTTATTCTATCAGGTAAAAATTTGCCGATACTTTTCCAAGTTGTCGAACCCATTATGACAATTTGATTAAGTGTTTTTTCTTTAAACCATGATAAATCATTTTCTAATTTCGGCCATGGCATTTGACCTTGGAATCCAATGCCATGACCTTTTTCTACTGCTACTAACCCAATTATCATTCGACTTCGACTTTAGGCGTCTTTTTCTTAGATTTTGGAGGATCCATAGCATCTGCTTCTTTACGAAGGCGTGATGCTTCTTTATACAAGGTATCAGCACGACTACGCATTTCTGCAGGAGTCAATTCGAATGATTGAGTTGACGATGCAGTTTCCTCTTTTTCTTTAGGAACTTCGATTTCTACCTTCTTGGTATTTTTAGGTGTCGGATTCCCGTCCGTCACTGCTAACTCATCCAAACTTACGTTTTTCTGTTTAGCAATTAATACATTCAATTCGTCTAATGGTATTTGGGTTTGACTATCTGGAGTCATAAGAACCATGTTGGTCGGTACTTTTCTTATATGATTATTACGATGCAGATAATCCAACATAACACTTCCATCAGGGAATCTGCGAACAGCCAAGATGTCTGCAAGTTCATTTGCCTGTTGAGCGCCTTCAGTCTCGATCAAAGACATAAGAGTATCATGATGACTATCTATTAGTCCTTGTGTTCCCACAACTAGTGCATTATGTGGTTCACCTGGAACTGTTCTATAAAGAACAGCTAATCTAGCTGAATTATTTTTCATTTTACCAACATGTTTCATACGATCTCCTTATTGTGCTGCCGGAGTCTGTGACTGATCAGCAGGTAGATTAGCATTTAAAAAGCTATCTAACTTTGTAAATACCGCTCCTACTGATGCCATTTCAGCGGCACCGAATGCACCACGACGAGCAGCAACATCAACAACTGCTCGTAGATTCTGTAGATCTACAAGATTCAATTGTGGTGCTTCTGTTGCAGGTGGTGTAGCTGTATATGCTCTTGAGTTTGTATCATCTGTATTCATTGCAATAATTTCTCCTAGGTTTTATGCAAATACGGGCATGCTAAACTAAACATCGAAAGTTCTTTAGGATCCTCGAAGCTAATTTCGCAAACACTCGTTGTTCGCCTGTCTCGATCTAACGCTAGTTTAGTTCTAACACAGTACCTACTATTTAAGTGAGAATAGATCCACTGGTCACACTTTTCGGCCAATCTCATATCGGATAAATTTATGGATACAAAATGGGGAGGGGGATAGAACAGCTTTCGCTGTTCTAATAAATTAAGCGGATTTACAGTACCTCTTTCTAATGGCATTATAGTTCGTAATACGCAGTTTCACCAAATGGTGCAACAATTTTATTGTTTCCATGAATAATGAACAATGTGTCACAATAATCTTCATCTCCCCAACCACTGCAAGGATAACCATCTGTAAACATAACAAATTTCTTTGGTTCAATGCCGTTGTCTTTCATAAAATCCCAATTACATTCAAACGATGTACCACCACCGCCTTTAGGAATATATTCGGTAATATCATTAGCAGTATCTGCAGTAAATTCTGCAACATCATATACTTTAGTATCAAACGTCCACAATGTTAGTTTGAAATCTTGATATTCGTCCATAATACCTTTGACTTCGCTGATCATATCTTTAGCTTGTTTATCAGTAATACTACCACTCATATCAATACCAACGCAAACATCGATGGTTTCTTCATTTAACAAACCAGGAAGAACTGCACCGCATTGCTGACTTTTACGATTAGGACGAGCAAAACTAAAATTGCTCTTAAGAATACTTTGAATATTCATTCGAAGCAATTGGCGCCAATCCATTTTAGGTTCGGTAAAATCGGAAATTAATCGCTGAATACCTGCAGGAGTTTTATCTGCACCTGCAGCCTGTGCAGCAGCCAACATTGCTTCTTTAATTTCGTCGCGAATTTGTTTACGTTCTTCAGGAGAAAGTTTTGGACGTTTGCCTTCTTTATCGCCGTCACCTCCGCCACTGCCGTCTTCGCCGTCGAGATGTTCGTCAAGCAATTCGCCTAGATCTTCAATATTAATCTTTTTGCAACGTTTTTCAAGATCTTCGTAAATTTGTTCAAAACTCCAACTTCTATATTTGTTATCTTGGATAATTTTAATAGTACGAGGAACTTCTCCGATTTTGTTGTCGACCAAAATCTGATTAACAGCAAAATCTGCCGCAATATTTGAAAGTTGTTTATCGCGAGTTCCGAATCGTCCAAGATGATCAAACACGTTATGTAAAACTTCGTGTGCAAACCCAAATTCTACTTCTTTTGGACGAAGGTCATTTACAAATTGATTATTGTAATAAAAATTACGACCATCAGTTGCTAACGTATCGCACCAATCACTAGCATCAATTAATCTCATGCGAGTAGCCATATTACCGAAAAACGGATGTTTAAGCAGCAATGCAATACGTGCACCGATCAATTTTTCGATAATTTGATTTTTTTCTGCAGTAGAAAACGTTTTATTAGGTTTCGATTTTGACGATTTTTTCGGAGCTGTAGTGGTCATATAAATTTCCTTAATCAAAAAAGGGCCCTTGCGGGCCCACAAATTCAAACTACTTGATCCATTGCAGTGAGGATGTATTTGCCATATTTGTCATGGAATTCATCAAAATTCTTAAGTCGCTGCGTATCAAATGGAAGATCGTAGTTAGTAAGAGCGATTTTAGATGCCATAACAGTCAATTCAGTCGGAAAATTATCCATCAAAAAGCGGAAAAAGTTGTCTGCTAATGCATCCCAATTCTTAACTTTCTTCTTATCTGCTTCCTTGAGTTCGTAACACAAACTGATGCCTAGCGAATACATTGCGCTGATTTCTTTAATCGAACATTTAGTAACCTTACCTGACAGGATGTCTTCAGGGTTAGGCATCTGTTTAGCGACCTTACGGTGTGCCATAAATTTATGAGTAGGTCCTTCACCAACAGCACCTGAAATAAGATCTGTTAGGGTATCGTCATCCAAGTCATCATCGATAAGAAGATCACTTACAAAACTCCAAGAGCGAGGAGTTGCAAAACTACGGCTTGCACTCTTAGGATCGAAATCATACAAATCTTGCTTTGCAAAACTAAGATAACCAACAACCTGTTGATGAACGTTATTAGCAGTTGCCCAGAATAGCCAATCTTCAAAATCAGTACGAAGTTCGACATGAAGGAATCGATTTGCCAACGGCGCAGGCATACGATAAGTAACGCCCTTATCAGTTTCGCGATTACCGGCGGCCACAATAGCTACACCGTCGGGCAATCGATATGTGCCAACACGGCGATTCAAAATAAGCTGATAAGCAGCAGCTTGGGTAGCCGGAGCTGCTGAATTAAGTTCATCAAGGAATAAAATAGCATTACTATCTGGATCAGTGGGCAATTCTGCAGGCGGAGCCCAACTCATAGTATTAAGTGATGCATTATAATAAGGAATACCTTTAATATCGGTAGGTTCCCAAAGGCTCAAACGAACGTCGATAACTGGACGATTTTGCTCATCGCCGATCTGTTTAACGATGTCGCTCTTGCCAATACCCGGAGGTCCCCACATAAAAACAGGACGTTTGACTTTAATGCACTTACGAATGCTTTTCTTAGCTTCGTTGGGGCTCACAGTGCGATTAACTGAAATTTTCTCTGCCATAAAATACCTTTAAGTTTAGTGTTAAGGAATCATCTTTCAAGCGTTTATTATACGCTTTTTTATCATTCAGTCAATGATTTTTCTTCGGATCTGTGTTTAGCATGCCCGAATTTTGCCAAATCGCCACCGAACAAAATGAGTTGCACTGCAACTTTATCTCGGCTAACCCATATCGTTTGGTTAGAAGATAGGTACCAAGGACAATCTAGATACTTGTCTAGTTGCAGCATTACTTTACTGGTATAAACACTATCTACTATGTCAATTTGATAAAATTTTAAAAGGTCATGATTTTTTAAAAAAGTAAAACCATCATATGTCAAACGAAGACTACGTTCGCCATTTTCTCTAAT